AAAAGAAGTTTGGAAAAAGCCAAGTGGTAATGAATACTACTTTAAAAAAAGTCATGCTCATTCTTATGCAATGGCATGTGTAGTGCATATTAACTTAATATGTGAAGAATTAGGATATTAACATGGATGAAAATAGATTTGTAAGAGAAATTAATGATGTAGGATTTACAGTTCACAGCGATACTTTTGATAAAGATTGTATCCAAGAGCTTAATGAATATGCGGCAACGTTTCAACCAGAAAGAGGACACACTAAAGACTTAAAATGGTGGGGATGGAATCAGATTCAAGAACAGATTACTGAAGGCAAAGACCCGCATAGCGAAATTGATTGGGCTTACTTCTGGACAGCTGAGCCCAAAGGCAACCATTTTATTGACAATATTATTAAGCCTGAATTAGGCAAGTGTGCAGACGCTGCATTTGGAGAAAACAATTGGGAGTGGTATGTGTGTGATTTTATTGTACTACATCCTGGTATGAATTTTACTAGACCGCATATCGACACTCCGTATAGATTTAAAGAATTTAAATACACAGAAGGTTTACTAGGACTACAGTTTATGGTAATGCTGTGTGATTTTACACCAGACAATGGTGCCACTGGATATGTACCAGGCACACACAAATATATCTATGACTATTATCAAAACATGTATGCTGATAAAAGTACTTTTGATTTATTTTTTATGGACAATTACAAACAACATGTAGCACCGGCTGGAAGTTTTGTATGTTGGCATCCAAGAGTTATGCACAGTAGTATGCCTAATAAATCAGATAGTATTAGACGTGGGCTATTATTGCATGCTGCTGAAAAACAAACCGCCAGGCGACTTAAAACAATCGATCCTCAACACAATACAGTGTTGCGTACTAGTTAAACTTTTCTAACTAATTGAATATTACGCCGTTTAATTCGTTTTTGGCATATATTATTTAAACTAATAGTTGGTCCATGTATAATTTGGAAGTCTTTAAGACTAAATGTAACCATTGATGAACGGTATTTGCCCCATTGACTCTTAAAGATAATGTTGATAGGAATCATTCTATTTGTTCCCCACCACCATTCTTCACCTAATTTAATAAATTCTTGTTTATCGGTGTCGTTTTTAATATTGTCAAAACAGTACATGCTAGCCATCTGATGATCTTGATTTTGCATTATTCCAACATATTCGTTACCGCCGTATAAAACAAGTGTTAAAAACGGAAAGTCTTCTAGTAATTTTTGATATTTTTGTGGTATGTATGTCATTGTTAATATTACTTATCACTATAAATAGTAGTGGAGATCTGAAACATGAATTATCAAAGCAAAGCATATAGTTATAATCAACGAAGCGAAATAGTAATACCAAATCGTAGAGGTACAACTTATTACGGTTCACAAAATCATAAGCCATTGATTGCTTATGAAGGCATTACTAATGATTTTGAGTTCTTTGTTATTGATAATAGCCGTAAGCCAGTAAGTTTAGCTAATAAAAGTTTTAAAGCAACGATTGTTAATAGAACAACTAAAACATCTGTTGTAACTAAAGTACTCGTCACCCTTGATACTGATACTAGCAGTGTATTAATGCGTTTGACTGAATCAGATCTTGGTAAATTGTCTCCTGCGTTATATGATGTTATTATTACTTATACAGACAGTGACGCACTGGTATTTGGACTTTATACTGATCAAAATGCTCGGTTAACATATGTACTAGAAGTAAAAGCTAATCCATCTTCTAGTCTTACACCTAGTCAAATTGATGATAGTTTTACTGGTTCATCAGACAAATCAAATAGTTTTGCAAGCACAGCACAAAATCAAAATAGTGACGGTACAAACACAGTTGTTGCATACGTTACTAACTTTAGTGGCAAGTTTTATGCACAGGGTTCGCTAGAACAAAATCCATCAGCAAGTAGTGATTGGTTTGATATTCGGCTAAATCCAGGCGATTCTGAAGATCATTGGCTATTCACTAATGCCACTGGATTAGAGCCGTTTACCTTTGATGGTATGTTTATGTGGGTACGTTTTACATATATTGCTTCTGCTGGCAACCAAGGAACACTTGACAAAGTGTTATATAGAAGTTAATATACATATATGATAGTTTTAGATTTTGTACGTCAGAGCATTCCTGGCGGCTGGAAAAAGTCGCCTAGTGGATGGGTCAGTGGCAATTGCCCAATGTGCCAAACCCGTGGACACAGTAGAGATACTCGTGGCCGTGGCGGTTTAGCATTTGATGTAGACCGTGTACAATACAATTGCTTTAACTGTGGTTACAAAACAGGCTGGAGCCCTGGTAAACGTATCAATAAAACACTAAATGATTTACTAGTTGCATTTGGTGCAGATCCTGCACAAGTACAGCGAGTTAACTTTGAACTACTTAAAGAGAACGAAAAAGATCAAGTAGCACAACAGTTTATAAAGTCATCAGAAGTCAAGCATAAAACTAAAGTTAATTGGATAGGCAGTAAATTACCTAAAAATGCAACACCACTAAAAGATGTACAAACACATAGACTAAGTCCAAGACAAATGGAAAGTTTTATAAAAGCAGTACAGTATATTGAAGATCGTGGAATGAGTTTTTATGGACAGTGGCGCTGGACACCAGAAAGCCATTTCAGAAATCGTATAATACTGCCGTTTTATTATAAGAATAAAGTAGTTGGTTACACTGCTCGTTGGGTAGGCACACCGCCTGATAAAGCTACACCAAAATATTATCATCAGATGCCTAAAAACTTTGTATACGGATTAGACACACAACACAAACATAAGTATACGATCGTTACAGAAGGTCAAATGGATGCACTACTAGTAAATGGTGTTAGTGTTGGGGGTAATACTCCTAGCAACGTACAGTGTGACATCATTGATGATTTAAAAAAGAAAGTTATAGTTGTGCCTGATGCAGATAGTGCAGGGCAAGACTTAGTAAAAACTGCTATCCGTAGAGGATGGAGTGTAAGTTTCCCACCATGGGAAGGATGTAAAGATGCCGCAGATGCGGCGTTAAAATACGGAAGATTATTTACTGTGAGGAGTATATTAGAGAGTGCTGAAAGCAACACAACAAAGATACAATTACTTGCAAAACCCTATTGTAGATGATTACAACATCAGAGACGAAGAATTTTATAGGCGGGCAGCAAAAATGAAACATATTAGTGCATACACTGATTTACAAAGTTATTGGACTAAGAAATTTGCTTGGACACCAACTCGTAGTGATATTAGTGACCAGTTTATTTGGTTGACAAATTATTGGGAATACGCTATAACTATGGATATGAATGGCGCAGTGCCACGCAAGGGTGATGCTTGGCGAATGATCTACACTCGAGAGGAATATATATTGAAGAAGTTAACAAATAATGAGTGAAGAATACACAGAAGATTTACAAAAGCTCTATATAGAATTTTTACTTGCTGAAAAAGACTTGTTTGTTAGATGTAACGCTATCACTAACAGCAAATACTTTACTCGAAAGTATCAGCCTGTTATGGACTTTATACAAGAGCACGTAGACGGTTACAACGACTTGCCTACACATGAGCAAATTAAAGCTAAAGTAGGACAAGAGTTTGACGATGTAAGAGATAAGATTACTGATGACCATAAGAAATGGTTTATGGATGAGTATGAAAAGTTTTGTAGACACAAAGCACTTGAAGGTGCTATCCTGGAAAGTGCTGATAAACTAGAACGGCATGAGTACGGAAGTGTTGAACAACTTATTAAAGACGCAGTTGGCATTGGACTAGCAAAAGACTTTGGACTTAACTACTGGGATGATCCAGCAGGACGTATTCAAGCAATTAAAGATAACCGTGGACAAAATAGTACTGGGTGGGAAAGCCTGGATAAAATATTATATGGCGGATTTAATCCTGGTGAGCTAAACATCTTTGCAGGCGGCAGTGGTAGTGGTAAAAGTTTGTTTATGCAAAACATGGCACTTAACTGGAGTTTAGCTGGTAAAAATGTTGTTTATGTATCACTAGAACTTAGCGAAGAACTGTGTAGTATGCGATTGGATGCTATGCTTACAAACATGAGTACTAGGGATGTAATGCGCAATGCAGATGATGTTACACTTAAAGTACGTATGGCTAGTAAAAAAGCAGGCATACTGCAAATGATACAGATGCCTAATGGTAGTACTATTAACGATATTAAAGCATATATTAAAGAGTTTCAAATACAAAATAATATAAAAGTAGATGCACTGATGGTAGACTATTTGGACTTGATGATGCCTGTAACAGTTAAAGTAAATCCAAGTGATCAGTTTATTAAAGATAAATTTGTAAGTGAAGAGCTACGTAACTTAGCTATTGAACTTAACATTCTGTTTGTTACAGCATCACAACTTAACCGTGGAGCAGTTGACGAAGTAGAGTTTGACCACAGTCACATTGCAGGTGGTATTAGTAAGATCAATACTGCTGACAACTTAATTGGTATCTTTAGTTCAAGAGCAATGCGTGAGCGTGGCCGTGTACAAATCCAGTTTATGAAAACACGTAGTAGTAGCGGTGTTGGTAGTAAGTTAGACTTGGGATATGATATGAATACTCTACGTATTACTGATTTGGATGAAGATGAACAAGGTGAAGAAGGACAAGTGGCAAGCATATACCAGAGCTTAAAGAACAAAGCAACAGTTAGTCCTGCTGGTACTGAGTCAGCACAGCCAGTAAACAGTGCAGTACAAAATGCTGAAAGATTACAAAATTTACTTAAACGAAGGGAATAGTTGTTAAAACATTGATGCCGTTGACCTTATATGTATCTAAAATATGATGTACGAACAACGGGCGAGATATTAGCCTGAATTGTTGCCCGCATCCCATAGCTGGTATTAATTCTTATTGCCTATGGATCCTAAGTTCACGATCAGGAAGTGCAAAGTTGCTATAAGTACTATCCACCAATGTTTTAACAACAATATTTATAAATAGTATTGATATGAAACGCAAAACGAGATCTATTCTAGAAGAAATTAATTCTATGTCACCTAACCGTGATAGGAAACAAATTGTTGAAGCAAACGCCGAGCAGGTAATTGTTACAGCAATAAACCTTATTAATTTAATTAATGAGACATTTGATGTTGAGACAGCAGCAGATTTAAACAAACGTTTGATTAATTCGATTCGAACTAAAGATCCTCGGAAGTTTAAAAGAGGAGTATCAAAGCTGTGAAAGTTAAAGATATTATAGGTGGGATAACAAAGCGTAAAATACGCCGTGGTAGTCGCATTAAAAGATTAAGACAGGAAGATTTCCATCTTAAAGAAGGTGGTAATATATTCCCCAACAGTGTGAGCTTTGATCACGAAATGATTCCTGCTATTATGAAAACAGTTAATAGTGTATTAAGTAAAACTGGCAGTACTGCTATTCCAATTGGAAGTGGAGCAACTCCAACACCAGGTAAAATTAGTGGTGACTTGGATATGATTGTGGATGTGAATCAACTCAAACAACACTTTAATATGGAAGATGCTAAAGACGCTGACATCCGTAAAAAGCTACGTCAAGTATTTGACTTGTCAGGACTAAACACAGGCCAAAGTGGTACTAGTGTACACGTTGAAGTACCAATGGGAGACCATACACACCAAGTTGATATTATGGTAGTACCAAATGCTGGCAATGCGGCAAAGTTTCATACACACAGTATTCCACAAGGATCAAAGTGGAAAGGTGTAAACAAACAGATTGCATTAGCTAATTTAGCTAAAAAGAAAAATATGTTATGGAGCCCATATCAAGGATTGTTTAAGCGTCTTGATAATGGTAAAAAAGATCCAAACGGATTAATAACAGATAACATTGATAAAGTAGCGCAAGTATTATTAGGCCCAAATGCCACAGGAAAAGATATTGGCAGTGTAGAACAAATTATGGCTGCATTGGGTAAAGAAGCAGGCGATGCATTGCTTGCGGATCTACGTGCTGATCCAAATTGGAAAGAACTAGGATGAGAGCCCGTCAGTTTTTATCAGAAGCAGCTAAGGTAGGGCGTGAATACCAACACCTTGAAGACCTTGTGTTTGCTGAAGGCAGTGCCGGCGCCCTACGAGCGGCGAGTATATTACAAAGGCTCGGACAAGATTCAAATGATGTAGCTATCAAATGGGACGGGAACCCTACTATCTATTGGGGCAGAGATGCTGACGGTACGTTTGTATTAACTGGCAAAAATGGTTGGGGCAAAAGTAAAAGTACTAGCAGTGACGAGTTAAAGTCATTTGTTATGAGTACTGGCAAAGGCGAGGACTGGAGACAGGACTTTGCTAACAACATGGGTGCAGTGTTTGAAATTATGCAACGCAACACACCAAACGATATGCGTGGCTTTGTATATGGTGATCTGTTGTACAGTCCAAGTAAACCATATGCGTCAAATAACGGTGCTTATGAGTTTGAACCAAACAATGTATTATATCGTGTAGATGCCAACAGCGATCTAGGTAAACGTGTTGGTACAAGTAGTATTGGTATTGCGGCACATAGTTACTTTGATGCTTTTGGTGACAAAAGTGGAACAAGTATTGCGGATACAAAACGTCTAAACACAAATGAAGTTGTTGTATTAGGACAGACATATGTTCCACACCAAGCAAAAGTAGACACAAGTATTGTAGAAGACATTATAAAAAATGCTAGAGCCAATGCACAGTTAATTGATGGCTGGTTGGAACCTGAACAAGGACTTAGCAACAAAGGCAATATCATTTATACATATGTAAATCAGATGGTAAAGCAAGGTAAATTAAAACAGTTACAGTCTGGCTTCTTTGACTGGTTAAAAACTAGTAAAGTAAGTACTGGTCAGCAAACAAAACTAATGGCTGGAGACAGCAAGGGATTAAATGCTATACTTGGCTTAGTTATACAAATTATGACAGCAAAGAATAGCATTATTGATCAACTTGATAACGCACCAGCAGATGTAACATCAACAACAAAAGGTGAACGTGGTGGAGAAGGATATGTTGTAGGCAGAGATAAGATTAAACTTGTGCCGAGACATCGCTGGACACCAAACTTATAAATAGTAGCATGGAACAATTTACAGCAAAACAATGGGCAGAAATTGAAGGCGGACACACTATGAGTGAATCCAAAGAGCCGCAATTTGGCTTTTTAAACGATATTAATGAAGCCAGTAAAATGTATAGAACACGTCAACAACTAGACACAGTTGATATACGTGATACATTAAATTTTGCCTTTGTTAATTTACTAACCCTGCAGATACTTTACAGCAACTACGATACTGCACCAATTGCACGAGATTATGCAAAACGAACTCTCATTGGCGGTGGCAATTTTAATACCTACCGTAGAGATGGAACAGATTTATATCATGCCATGCACAAGATTGTTAGTGGTGGTGGTGGCAGTGGAAAATCTGCAATACAATTTAACAAAGTGAAACTACCTGCTCAACAACTAAAACAATATTTAAAAGCTATGGCTATGGGACAAAAACTTCCACAAGTAGGTGGAATGTTTATGCGTTTAGAACGTGGTCTTGATATTACTGAAGCTAATTATAAAGCAATGAGACGTTTAGCAGTTAACTGGACTGATTTACCTCCAGGACAAAAATCATTATTGGCAACTAGAATGATGCAGTTTTATAGAACAAATGCAATACGTAGTGAACTATATACAACATTCGCAAGATTTGCAAAAGCTGGAAACTTCTATAATGCCTCTATTGACAATGTAGAAAAAGGAATAACTGCACGCCGAATTGCTACTAAAGCCGCCGCAGCCGCTACAGCATTTTCAGCTGGGTTTGCTGGCGGACGAGCATTTGGTCGTAGCTTAATTTAAGGTGTCATTTGACGAACCAATATATATCCTATACGCTAGTTGATATTACAAATAATTTAAATACTAAAAATATTGCAGCATATAATCAAAAACAAAATTTAAACACGTTTATTCAACTGGCTGGCTTGCGTAGTCAGCCAATATCCTTTATAGTTACGTGTCTTAAAGCACAAGATCTAGCTGATTACCGCTTTGGATCCTCATATAGTGGACTACATCGTGTGTGGAAAATTGAGTTTGTAGTAGAGCATAGTGACGTTTATACGTTTAATGATAATCCAGTACATTTTTTAGAAAATGACTTTGATGGTGTTGCGTTTACTCCGTATTTGCGTGACACTGCAAACTTTGTCACTAATACATTTGAAACTTATGACAAAAAACTATTAAACATATACTTTAAGAAATGTTAATATTACATAAATATTATTAACGTCTTGTACGTTCAGGCAAAAATAGGCAACATTCAATCACACCTCATGAACAACGTCATTACTTAATGCATGAGCATATTCGAGATGACTGAAGAAATAGGTAACATTAATATGTCACTCGCAACCATTGGGACAACCCAATTAGAAAAACAAAATTTAGAAGCGCACGTTGACCTGTGTGCTGAGAGGTATCGTGTATTGGAAGAAAAAGTCAATAATATCGACAGTCGATTAAATAATATCGAAAAAAGTGTCACACAAATGCGTGAAGAAGGCATACGTGAATTTTCTAAAATGCGTGAGGAAATGATTAAAGCCAACGCAACAACAAATAAAATAATGATGGGAACTGGCGGTACAGTTCTTGCTGGTGTGTTAACATTATTAGCAACATTATTAATGTCATAAAAATCTAATAAATAACTATATGAACTTAAATAAACTCATATCAGAAGAACAACCTGTTGTTGAGGCACAGCTAGTCTGGGCTCGCAAAGGAAGTAAACTTGTTCGTAAATTTCGTTGCAGTGTAGGACAACGAAAAGGTAGAGTTGTGAGTGATCCTTCACAATGTTCGAAACCCATTGATTTAAAAAAACGAATGACATTACGTAAAACTAAAGCAAAAATGGGTGCTCGTATAGCTAAAAAATCGCAACGTACTAAACGTATGAATCCAGCAAGTAAAGCAGTCCAAAGACTGAACAAGGTAAAGTAACATGAAGATATTTGATATTATCACAGAAGATAAAAAGACTTGGATGAAAGATGGAGTCGAAATGTGCAGCAAGGATTGTTGTGGACAACCTGTTACTGAATGTACATGTGGTCCAGATTGCGAACACTGTGATTGCTATAAACTCAATGAGAGATATGGGTTAAAAACTGGCGGTACAGCAATGCGAGATTTTCAAAGTGATCAAACAAACGCCAACAAACGTTTTAATAATAAAAATGCAGACACTAATCGAGAACTTACTATTAAACAAACACAAATGAATAAAAATGCCAATAGAGATGCAAGAAGACTTCCTACTGGACAGCCTAATAGAGCGGCATATGATGCAATGCGTCAAGATTTGCTACGAGCTAGAGGGATTGTTAACAGATGAGAGCTTTTGTAACTAAAGGAGGATTTCCTACATTTATTAATATTCGTGAAAGTGACTTCTTAGATCAACACTTTACAGAAGATAAACTATTAGAGAAAAAGTCTCTAAACGAACGTGATTCATATATTGCGCAAAACTTAGTCCAGCGTGGTGTTTTAGATAAAGTAGTAAACACTGATGGTGCTAGTTACAAACTTAACATTAACAAGTATGGAAAAATATAATGACTAGATCACTTAAAGATATTCTTACTGCACAAGTTGAACAGACGTCTGCTATGCTTAATGAAGCGGCAGAATCTGACATTGATTTAAAAGTAGCAATGACACAAACTATATCAGAACAATCAATTACAGTACAAAACTATCGTATTGACATTGTTAGTGAACAGTTTGCTGGTAGACAAAAAAACTTTTACAATATATTTCATGATAAAGAAGTAATACACGGTGATTTAGCATTGTTTGAAACAGCAATGGGTATTGTTAAAAAATATATTACTAATAAAACATCAGGAATTAAAGAACTAGAACAGTATGACAACGATTACAGTAATGCACTATATGAAACTTGGGCACAACAGTCTAGGGCGAATAAAGGCGGTATTAATGAAGATATTGCCATTGCAAAGGCTAGTAGAGCCAAGCAAAAAGTACAAGAAGCAAAACAAAGAATTTTATCACGTCTGTAGTAGATGTGCATAAATATAATAAACACACGGGGAATTATAAAATGTATTTAAACGATTTAAACTCAGCTGCCCATAACGTAGACAAAATTAACAAAGTATTAGCTAACACATTTGGCCATAACGTTAATGTTGCGGAAATGAGCAGTGAATCATTAGGACGCATGCTAAGTGCAACTAATGCAAAAATTACAGCAATTAAAGAAAGCAACAGTGCGTATTGGGAGAACCCAACGTACAACAAGCTAAACTTAATTCAGCATTCATTACGCACGTATATCAATGAAGTTGCACCAATGCGTAGTGATAACAAAAAAATGAAAACAAAAGTTAAAGAGTCAGCAGAACTTGAGCAAGCAGAAGTAATGCTAGCCGCACAAGAGCTAGTTGACGAGCTACAAAAAATGGTTGAGAACTTAGCAGAGATGCAAGTACAAAAACTAATGCCAATTGTAGACGCTATGAAAGAACAAATGGGCTTTGAGCAAGCTGAAGCATATAATGCTAGTGCAGAAGCAGCACTTGGTAGTTTACTAGATGGTGCAAAAGCCGCAAAAGGTGAACTAGAAAATGCAACACTAACAGCTCGTGGTGAAGCACCTGCTGCAGCACCAATGCCAACAGACATGGGTATGGAACCAGAAGTAATGGATGAACCAGACATGGCTGACGATTTTGGTGGAGATGACGCCGCCGCTGGAGATGATAACCAACTTGGTAGAGAACTTAAAGGTGAAAGTGCTCTAGCTAATATGGAGAAGGGTGCGTTAGCTGAAAAAAAGTATCTAGAGAGTAAGGACAAGCTCTTTAAAATGGTCGAAAGCGGAACTATATCACATGATCAATTCATTAATATAATTAGCGAATTCGGAACACCGAAAGTACGCAGTGATCAAGATCCAAGCGAATATGGGAACACTGGCAAAGACTACAGAACTATGCCATACAATCCAAATCCGAGACAAACGCCAACAACTAACACTGCGCCAACGCCAGATACACAGCCTGATCAAGATCCACCTCAGCCAAATCTACCTAAAATTGGAAGACGTGACGATAATTCGATTGCTGTAAAAAGCAAACCAAGATCAGCAGGCGGATTACAGACAATGGATTTAAGACCAGGCGATGCAGGACATAGTGCTATAGGCCGGTTTTTAAATAGAAAGTCTAACTAAAGTGTTTATAAACGAAGTAATATCAGAAGGTCAGGGTTATGTACTAAACGGCATTGAGGAAATCATTGTACGTGCAAAAGCTCGTGGCATGACTAAATTAAAAACACCTGCTATCAAAGCAAAACTTGAAGCAGGTGGTTATTTTGTTGATATGAAAAGTTTAGTACGTATGTTAAATGGAATCAGTTCTGTTGGTGCAGCTAACAAAGAAGAAACCTCATTGGATACAGCATTACCCCCGGATGCTGATCCAAGAGATGATACTGTAAGCAAAATGGCATCAAAGCAATTGACAAAGAAAGATAAAAAACTATGAGTTATCAAGTAAGCGCACAACAAGCAAGAACAACAGCAAGAAATGATTTAACAATTTTTGATGAAACATCTGCACTGATGCGTCTGATTATAGTTAATGCTGGAACTGGTGCTTACCAAACAATAGTTACTGATGGTACTACAATGACAGAAAGTGATCCAACACCAACTGCTGATGCCCAAGCATACTTTAACGTATGGCAAGGAACACTAACTGATGTTGGTAAAGCTGACCAAATGAAGCAGGTTATTAGTTATTTCACAAACTTGGGCTATACAATAACACGTCAAACAAATACTTCTACAAATACTACATTTAAATGGGTAATTGACTATTGACATTGTAATACGTTAGTGTTATAGTCTCTATATGTTAAAAATTACCACACCATATCCTTATCAAGAATTTAAACGCAAAAGTGTAAACGGAAAACGTCTGTACGAAAACCCGTATGGCGATCCTGTACCTAGTGTAACAACTATTCTTAGTAAGACAAAGGATATGACGCACCTTAATGCTTGGAAAAAGCGTGTAGGTGAAAAGAAAGCACAAGAGATTGTAACTGAAGCCGCAGGTGTAGGTTCAATAATGCACGAAATGCTAGAAGCATGGAGCCTTAATCAAGAGTACACAGGCAAAACTATGCTACAAGCCAAGATGATGGCAGAGACTGTTATTAAAAACGTAGAAGCTGACATTGACGAAGTTTGGGGTAGTGAAGTTAACTTATGTTACCCAGGATTATATGCTGGTACCACTGACTTAGTTGGCATGTACAAGGGTAAGCCTACTATTATGGACTTCAAACAAACCAACAAGCCCAAGAAGCGTGAGTGGATCGACGATTACTTTATGCAAGCGGCGGCTTATGGCATGGCACATAACGAAATATTTGAAACAAAGATTGAACATGCCGCTATCTTTATGTGTAGTCGAGACTTAGACTGGCAATTATTTGAAGTAGGACCAGAAGAGTTTAAAGTTTGGGAAGAAAAGTGGGCCAGCAAAGTAGCAGAGTTTTATAACCTGTCATAAATACATTATAGAGGAAACGATCAATGGCAGACACACGAATTAGTAAAATTAAAGTAAGGCAAGGCAATTTTGCTGACTTGCCTATGCTTGACCCTGGTGAAGTAGGATACGCAACAGACAATCAGCGTTTGTTTATTGGAAACACAACTGTTAACGTAGGCACAGGTAATGGTGTAATCACAACATTTGTTGTTCCAAATACAATCCCGTATCCAAACGGTGTAATAGCAGTATTTGATGGTGGTACGCAAGTAAATGCTGCAGATTACAGCATTTTAGGAACCACGTTAACATTCGCAACTGCACCAACTGGTGCGGTTACTGTAAACTTTAATAGTGAAATTAGTCTGGAACGTCATGAAACGTATCCAAGTAGTATTCAATTACCAGCAAACGGCAACAATACTGCAACTGGCTTTAGTATTGATACTACATCTTACAATATTGTAATTATTGATTACACACTAGCAAGTGCAAACGGTGTACGTGTTGGTCAGATTAGAATGGCAACAGATAATAGTGGTTTAAATCTTGCTGCAATTGATGATAACTATACCGAAACCGCAGCAGTAGATATAACCTTTAGTGCAGATATTAGCGTAGCAAATACACTACGTTTAATGTATACTGATGGTGCTAATGCTATAACGAAATTTAAATATACATATCAACTTTGGAACAGCAATTAAATAATCAAGCCTGGTATATGTCACCGAGCAAGCGATTAAGCATGTGGCGTGAATTCCGTAACGGCTTGGACACAACAAATACATTAGACGTATGCAATACTGTAGTACATTGGTGGAAGAGTGCACCGTTAGTTAACATAGCTATTGATCCAGTTAACAGTAATCAATGGCCAACGCCATGGGAAATGTTACATCAAGGAGACTTTTGTGACAACAGTTTAGCATTGGGAATGGCATATACTATCTACTATGCTAATCCAGATATTAAAAATGAACTAATATATGTAACATGTATTGGTAGAAGTTTTCAGAGGCTTTGTGCACTAATTGACAATAAACACTTGCTTAACTTTGATCACGGTAGTATAAGTACATTACCCGATACAGAAACATGTTCTGTGACCTACAGAACTGAAATAAAAAACATAATAGACTAAACATACTTTTCCGAACTCCGACGATTCGGCAACAGATACTACTGGTATACTATAAGGACATAGAAATAATGAGCAACATTCAAGTAACAAAAAGAGATGGAAGTAAAGAGGCAATTGACCTCGAAAAGCTACACAAGGTAGCTTTTTATGCCTGTGAAGGTATTAACGGAGTTAGTCCTAGTCAAGTTGAAATGAAAAGTAATTTGCATTTTTACAATGGCATTACTACTGACGACATCCAAGAAACACTTATTAAAAGTGCTTCAGAGTTAATTGAAGAAGATGCTCCAAATTATCAATGGGTTGCTGGTAGGCTTATTGTTTATCATTTACGCAAACAAGTATACGACAGTTTTGAACCTTGGCATATCTTAAAACTGATTGCCCGTAATGTAGATGAAGGATGGTATGATCCAGCGTTGCTCACTGAGTATACTGCATCCGAATGGGATGAACTTAATGATTACATCAAACACGAACGTGATCAAGATTTTACATATGCCGCCATGGAACAATGGCGTGGAAAGTATCTTGTACAAAATCGTGTCACTGGACAAAAACTAGAAACACCACAAATGGCATATATGCTAATTGCGGCAACATTATTTGGAAGTTACGACAAAGAAACACGCCTACGTTGGGTAAAGGATTATTATGATGCTATTAGTACTTTCGACATTAGTTTACCTACTCCTGTTATGGCTGGTGTTAGAACTCCACAACGCCAGTTCAGCAGTTGTGTTCTTATTGAAACTGGTGATAGTTTGGATAGTATTAATGCAACTACTAGCAGTATTGTCAAGTATGTATCACAAAAAGCCGGAATTGGAATTGGAGCAGGTAGTATACGAGCTCTTGGCTCCCCCATCCGTAAGGGTGATGCCTATCATACCGGGGTCGTTCCTTTCTTTAAGATGTTCCAGTCTGCTACCAGATCATGTAGCCAAGGAGGCGTGCGAAACGGAGCAGCAACATTATATTACCCGATTTGGCATCTCGAAGCAGAAGATTTACTAGTTCTTAAAAACAACAAAGGAATTGAAGATAACCGTGTACGTCAAATGGATTACGGTGTACAATTTAACAAACTAATGTACGAGCGTTTAATTACTGGTGGTGATATTACTTTATTTTCGCCTAGTGATGTGCCAGGACTATACGAAGCATTTTTTGCAGATCAAGACGAGTTTAAAAGACTATATGAAACAGCAGAGCGTAATACAAGACTACGTAAGAAAACTGTATCAGCACTTGAGATGTTTAGTCACTTTATGGGAGAGCGTAAAGATACTGGAAGAATTTATTTACAAAACGTTGACCATTCCAATGAGCATGGTTCGTTTAAAGCAGATATGGCACCAATTAAACAAAGTAACTTGTGCTGTGAGATTAACTTACCAACAAAACCACTGAACGACTTTAACGATCCAGAAGGTGAGATTGCATTGTGTACACTAAGTGCGGTTAATTGGGGCAACGTTAAAAAGCCAAGTGACTTTATTCGTATTGGTAAACTAGCAGTACGTGGACTTGATGCACTACTCAGTTATCAGAACTATCCAGTAATTGCGGCAGAAATGGCAACCATGGGCAGACGTCCACTTGGTGTTG